TTGAGATTCTCTAGGCTTGACTCAATTATGAAGTAGGACTTTTCCATTATTTACAGTTTAATTGTACAAAATATTCATTGTAGTACTCAGTACAAGCCAAAAGACGCTCTCTAATGGACTCTTCTGTTGAAATGTTACGTTCGTACTGAAGTACTGTTATTCGTTTCTTAGGGTCAATGTGAGATACCTTGTGGATAGATTTATTATCCCAATCAGAAAGTAGAAAGTCATCTGTGTCAATCATGCAATAGATTAGCTCAGCTGATTCCTTATCACATAGCATCATGTAGCCTCTCAACTGCCATTCATAATCTTTATTAATTCCTTCTACTGAGATAGCTGGGAAAGTCTCTAGTGACCATGATGTCTTGATGTCAATTATTGAATTGTCCAGGATAATATCAGGTGTACCTATCAGACAGTCATTCTCAATAGTATCTCCATTCTTGATGTAGAATGTGTCTCTTACTTGATTGACTAGCTCAATAGACTCATGCTCCCAGTCAGTGCCTTTCTGCATTGCTTTAGTAGAGATAAAAGAGTTGTAGCCAAAGAAGTCCTCTTTTGCCTTGCTAGCGATGTAAGACTTAGTAGTCTGTGATAGTATCTCTGACTTAGTTCTTGACTCAGTCATGAGTTTACCTAGTGATGATGGATGCCATTTCATAGTGCTTGTATTTGTTGTTTGGTTAAAGTGAAATCTGCTTTTAATTTCTCTGCTGTGTACTTTCCTGATTCGATAGACTTAAGAGCCTCCTTGAATCTGTCATCTGTAAGTGATGGCTTAGCTGCTGATGCTACTGAGTTACCATCATCATCTACAGCTTGAAGGCTCAATAGTGATTGTAGTGTCGCTCTTCTGTAGTAGGTAGTAGCTCCAATCATTTTTTGTGGATCAATGTTATCAGGTAGTGTTAACCAGCTCTCTATCATTTCACCAGTTTCAATGTCAATGATCTGAGTGCTCAGAACTTTGTCATGGATAGGTTGTAGGAGCAGTAATCCATTCTCATGAAGGATTGGCTCAACTGTCTCAAGCAATGCGTTGATGTCAGCATAGCTCTTTTTAAAGTGAGGATTGGTGCTGTTCTTAACAACTTTGCCAATGCTCATCTTTGCCTTGTGAATCTTAGTCCACAATGGCACTTTGGTTACTTCTGTTTGCATATATATTTATTTAATTGTTTACAAATGTAATAATTTTATTTAGTTGTGCAACTATTTTTATTTAATTAATTTAATATACCACCAACGTGTTGGAATTACTTGACCGATTAGCTTATCATCCTTGTGATCTTCACCATCCCAAATGACTTGAGTTACTTTGTAGTATTCAACTCCTCCAAATCTATTGAGCTTAGTCACTTCACCTACAAAGTAGCAATCGCCATCCTCTATGTCTTTTATTTTATCTCCTATTTTCAGCATTTTACCAATATTTTATTATAAAGTGAATAACTACATACCAAAAAAGTATGCCTAAAAATAGATAAATCCACCAATCATAGTTTCTGTCTTTCATTGTGTCAAAGTATCATACCATTCAACAAATGTGTCAAAGTCTCTAGCAATGTAGTAGATCCCTTTGGCTGTTTCTATCTTTTGCTGATACTGTTTCTGTGCTTCTGATTGTCTATCTTTACCATACTTCACTTCGATCTTGACTGACTTACCATTGATAGTAGCTGAGATGTCAGCTGTGCCCTTAGTGCCTTGTCCTGGTGTCCACTTACCTGGCAACTGCTTTGTGTAGGCTATCTCGCCAGTTCCTACTTGAATCTTGTTACCTTCTCTGTATTGTCCCTGATTGCCAATCCTCTCAGCTTGATTGCCAGTTGCATTGATGTAAAAAATAATAGACTTAGTCAGACTGTTAGCTGAATTGTCAGCCCACTCTGTAGATGGTAAGTACTTTGGATTCATTGATGACTTAGCCATCATAATCTCAAGCTCTAATGCTTTGAGTTTTGCTTTGTTTTCTTTGGTCATATTGCTTTGGATTTGTAGTAGTTTTCAACTAGGTGCTCATTCTCAAGCTCCCAAAATTCTTTTATTAAATTTATAAATAATTTATGTGGATTAGGAGTCATCCAGTCTACCTCTAGTGTCCCTTTATGGTCAGTTATGCTAAAGATTTCTTCATCAAAGCAATAGCTTTCTATTTTCTTTTTAACATTTTGAAGTCTCTTAGACCTCCATTGTTCTTCTTGATTGTAATTTATTATCATAGTTATAATTTTTTTGCCATTTCATTTAAGTCATCTAAAATATCATACTCTTCTTTTACTTCTTCTTTAACTGTATTATCAGTTGCATACTCTACCCATCTTATACCATTAGTTTTACCTTCTAAAAAAATGTAGCCATTAAATGAAGCAAATGTTTTTAACCACCCTGAGAATCTTTTTTGTGTCAAGTATTTTACAAGGTCAGGATAATCTTTAGTTATTAAATTATATAAGTCATGCTTGTACAATCTAGTATTAAGAGATAGATTATCTGTTCCCCACTCATAAAATTCATAAGAAGTGTCTTTTATATACTTTCTGATTGGTAGATTAGTAAATTCGTGAGCTACTAAACCATTTAATAAGTAGTATTGAGAGCATTGTATCATAAAGTTATCAAACATTGTCCATTGCTCACTATCCCAGTCATCAAATAGCATGTGCTTAAATTCATCAATAGGTGTGTGATTGCTGTTAAAGTAGTCAGACATTTCAACTTCAAATTTTCTTCTATCAAATGATCCACCTACACCACCTATTGTATAATTTGTGGTAATTACTATCTTAGGTGACTTGTTAACTGGTAGTTTTATTGCATCTTGACCTTTATACTCAAGTGTGATTCCTTCAGTAATTAGAGAAAATAGATTTTCAAAGTTAAAATTCTTCTTAACGTCATCAAATATAAGTAGTTGAGTATCTGTTGACACTGTCTGATAAGGGAATGACTTAGTAAATTCAAATGTTTTACCATCTATTGAGGCTACTTTCTTAAGTTTAGATAATGAATTCCAAAATAGACCTTTACCACTACCTCCATTAGGATTCTCAGTCACATTCATATCATTGAATATTATTGCTTTATTGTTAGCACTTGTCTTATAAGAGTGCATTAAGTATCCAATAACTGACATAAATGACATGTACCTTCCTTTTTTTCTACCACTAATTAACCACAAGAAACGTCTAAACTCTGATTTTTTGTAGTTTGAATTAATATAGTCTCTATCTATAATATGTTTTTTCCAAACATAACCTTTAATATCAATATAGTCATGTGTAATAATTTCATTTTTGTTAATTTCAACAGCACAATTTCTGTAGTATAAGTAACATTTATCAGATGTATCTTCTAGCATTTCAACATCTGAGCTGTCAAGCATAGATAAAAAATCAGCTGTAAAGTATTTTGTAGCTCCAGCCATTAAGTCATAAGGTTGGTATCCTATCTCAGGTCTAGCAAGTAGTGCTCCTAATGTAAAATCTTTTATTCTTTTCTCATTAGTCTCTTCAATTAAATTCTGTTCCTTCTTAATAAAAGTAAATGTGTTACTATCTGTAGGAAAGTACTTATAAAAGTTGTTCTGTTGTAGCCAAAATTTATATTGATGAATACTAAGTAGTATCTTGTTGTTAGTTGTATAAGTCCAAAAGTTTTCAATATTACCAGTCTCTTTTATTGCATCTACACATTTGTTGATTTCATCATTTGAAAACTCAGGCAACATCTTAATAATATCAGATGTCTTTTTTCCAGCTCTTATATGTTTTTCAATCTTAATTTTAGATGTAGTATCCTCAAAAAACTTAGTGTTAAATTGTGAAGTCTTAAGGTAAGCTGAATTAACTATTTTTCTTATCTCAGCATCCTTACCTCCTTCATCAAAATTCAATAATACATTTTCAGCTTCACTTTTATTAATTCCAAATTCATTAAGAGCAGCAGCTAATTTAAAAAGATTGTTATTCTTTAAACCTGGTACCATTCCATACTTATTGTTCCACCATTTAAGTAGATTCTCTATTATTCTATTATCTGACTTAATAGCAATTACAACATCATTGTATCCTACCTCTTCAATCTCAGGCTCTTCTATTGTAGTCCAAGTAATTGAGTCAATATTAAGGTACAAATTAGGATCATAAGATTCAAAGCAAAATCTATCAATATTACTTCCTGAGCTATCCCAATATTCAGAGTTAAAATGCTTAGCAAGTGCATCAAAATAACCTTTATGAAGACCCTCTGTAGGTATTTTTATTAGAGCTTTTACACCTTTGCCTGATGGAGATATCCAAGCAGAGAATACATACTTATCTTTTATAAGATTAATCTTAAATAATTCAGCTTCAAAAAAGTTTTCAATATTATCAAAGTCTAAGATTATAAGACCTGACCTTTCATTTATTCCTTTGATTGACCTTTGATTAAATGTGCCATTAAAACATACACCAGGAAGAGTAGATTTTAGTTTTTTCTGCTGATCTTTGTCTACAGTTCTAATTAACTCTACAATTTCTTTTGATCTACCTAATTTAATTCTTTCTAGGCAGTAAAGAGCAGATTTGTTAAATGGGTTGGTCGTGTCTGTGACCTTTTTAAAAATGGATACGTTCATGTTTTCTTACTTTTAAGTTCTTGCTAAAAAAAAAATAAGGGGAAAGGTAGCAAGAAAACCTTTTAAGTGGATGCCTCCGACAACCCCTTTGCAAATTTACTAATTTTATTTATAACTACAATTTTTTTAGTAAAATTATCAATGTGCCCTAAATGTGCCCTAAATGTGCCCTGACTTTTTCTTAGTATTCATAAGGCTTTCAGATAAGCTAGGGCACAAGGGCACATTGTTTTCCCTTTTTTTGCCAACAGTGAAATATCTCTAAACACTATATTTTTAATATACATAGATATAGAGCCTTTAATGTGCCCTTGTGCCCTAATCTCTCTCCCTATACTGGTCATTCTCTATCCTCATTTTAATGATCTTTAAATCAGTTGTATTGTTGCACTTCATAACATCCTCAAAGATAGAGTATTTAGGTAGCTCAACTGGTCTATCACTAGGATAGAGATAGTCCTTAATTGGTGCAATTGCATCATCATAAATCTTGTCACTATTTTGAAATAGGTTGTCAACTTTAAGTCCATTCAATACAGTTGCGTGATGTTTTTCTAGCATTCTACCTATCTCGCATAGGTTAAATTTGAGTTTAAACAGCTCAGAGAAGATATAGTCTCTTTTGTACACCAGGTCTCTTTGCCTGCTACTACTTGTCAGATTGTATAGTTCAATCATGTATTTGATTTTTTCTATCATGATAGCTTCTTTTGGTCAATATTCTTAAAGATGTCAGAGTCAGAGTCTATCCTTCCAGTAGCCTTTATAAAGTCCACCTCTAGCTTAGCTGAGTTGATGATAACAGATCCAATTGAGCTGATAGCTTTTGCCTTGTCAACCTCTTCTTTAATCTGTTCATTTGTTAAAGACTCATCATTAAGTCTTTCTAGTGCTGCAAACATGTGATCACGTAAATCACTAATTTTGTTTCTTGCCATTGATTGTTTTGTTTAGTTTAGTTGTTAATTTAATTACTTCTTTTATCTCTTCAGGGAATCTATGGATGCTGTTCCTTATGACATTGTCCTTCATGCTTATGCATTGTAAGTTGTCTAGCTGACAGTTCCTGGTGTTACCATCTATAAAAGTTACTATGTGCTTGTTAGGTATTGCTCCATTAGCATCTGTCCATATTTTTTGATGGTAAAGAATCCACTTGCTATCAGCTACTTTGTAGTATTGATAAACTTTACCTCCATCATCTTTTCTCTCTACTATAGTTCCATCAGGTTTCCAGTTGTAGGGTCTGTTACCTTTTTTAAACATTGTAGCTTTGACTTTGTCATAGACTTCTGTAGGCATTTCTTTACCTTTGTTGAATGGTGTATGTCCAGGTGTAAATCTAAACTTTTTACCACCATTAATTAAATTCTGTCTACCTGATGACTCTGAGCTTTTGAACTCTAGTGTCTTTTTAAGTCCCATTGAGAATGCTCTGTTAGCCACTTGAGAATAAGTCAATCCTAAGTCATCTGCAATACCTTGAGTTCTTTCATGTGGGAATCTTTGTCTTATGATTTCATTAGGTGTCATAGCTCTTCTACTTTATAACCATTATTAATATACCATTGTGGAGTCTCAGGTAGGTCATCAGGATACTTCTCATCTTGAAGACATCCATTGTGATCAAGGTAGCAATACCACCAAAATCCACCTAGCTCTTCTACTGAGTCCTCTAACCATATTCTATGTGTTGCTTTCATAATGCTTGTATTTTTTGTTTAACTTTGTT